TTCATCGTTCCGTCCTTATATGTGGGTAGACAGACAGAAAACGAATCCAGGTAGTATTGTTACGCGTCAGACCATTTTTGGTTCTGACTCGTTTTATGTACCACCCGTCAGTTATGACGATTCCCCCTCAGACGTCCTTATCTTCTATGAAGCCAAGGACGACTCTGGAGGACCACGTTCAGGTTGGAATGCTTTCCAGCATTACAAAATGAGTCGTGAACTTTATGCCGGTGATATCTCTTATGAGCTGTCACGCGACCATAATGGTTCGGGTCCGTTTGCTGTGTACGCGCACAGTGCTCGTAGAACAGTTGGTCTTACAACCAGCTGGTTGACAAGCTCTGGCGGTTCCTACCCGTGGGGAAGTACCGCAACTCCGTTCGCGGATTTGCGGCCACTGTATGTGGATAGTTTGGTTGAAGGACGTAAAGTCCTTACACCTGCTAACATCCAAACCCTGGTTGAAGATAGTCTTTCGACTATGTTGCCAGGTATCAGGCCTCGATTAAGTGCTGTAAACAGCATTTACGAGCTTAAGGACTTCAAGTCCTTGCCTCATACTATTGCGAAAGCGGGAAGTCTCACTAAAGAGCTTAAAACACTCTCTAGTAGGATCCTTAGATCTGGGCTGAAAAGTCCCGTACCTTCGATCCTTTCCCTACCTTATCGCAAGATCCTCAAAGTGGTCTCTGACGTTTATCTCCAAAAGGAGTTTAATGTCATGCCACTTCTGTCTGATCTACTTGCCATACGGCAAGTGGCTCTCAGTGTTCGAAATCAGGTGGAAAACCTGATTAAGAATGAGGGCAAGACCCGGATACGTCACTATACTAAGGATCTTCAAGACCCTTATGTTGACAGGCAGGATACCTTTTCGATACCGAAAGCAGCAATGTTTTCGGCCGATGGGGATCATACCTGTCTGCGTAACGTTACCTATAGTCTTGCCAGGTTCCACGCAGAAATGGAATACTCGTATAAACTACGAGACTTCGAGTTAGACAATAGTCTTCCTCGAGGGGCTCTAGACGCTCTTGGGGTTAATCTTAACCCCGTGATCATCTGGAATGCCATTCCATGGAGCTTTGTGGTTGATTGGTTCATTGGTGTTAACCAATGGCTCAGTCAATTCGCATTGCGAAACCTGGAACCGCAGACACATATAAGTCGGTATTTGTGGTCTTTCCACTGTAAGCGTGTCGGTACCGTATCCTGCAATGGAAACGGCACAGGCAACTTATATCATGGAGAGTCACCGATACCAATATGCACGATGTTTGAGGAAGCCTATTGTAGGTTTCCTTGGACGCCGGATATATATCGTTCGCTTCGTGCGAACTCACTAAACTTGAAAGAGTTTAGCTTGGGCGCCGCATTAGCGCTTACGCGCTAGTGTATCGCATAACATGAGCCTAATCCTCTCTTAACGGATTTAAAGTATGCTAAGTAATACACTGAACACTAACGAAGTAAAGAATGCTGCCGGAACCGAAGTTGAATTCGGCCGAATCAGCACAGATGCACGATCAACAGAGTTTGCCGTTTTAACGGAAACTCCTGCCGCCCCTCACCGTCTTAAGGTTTCGCACCTTGAGTCGGGGAGTGCAGAATTGATGCGTCGGCGTTCGTTGGTCCGGATTGACAAAACTGTCACCGGAGTCTCAACGAAGCCTCGTGTCATATCTGCCTACGTCGTCCTTGATATCCCCGTTGGGGATCTCTCGGTATACGACGAGGCTAAGAACGCTCTTGCAGAACTTATGTCGTTTTGCGCCTCCTTAGGCGCTTCTACGACGATTCTGTACGATTGTTCTGGTAGTGGTGCAACTGCCTTGGTCCAGGGGAGCCTGTAATGTCGGCTCACTGGTACGTAAGGTCTTTGAGGCGTATCTTACTGGTCGCTTGTATTTCTTTCCTTTTGGGAGAAATACTCGGATGCACTGTCCACAAACTGTCGGTTGAAGATGCGAATCTCCAACTTCCAGGTGGTAAGTCTCCGTTAACTCCTCCAATCACACAACAGTGATTCTGGAGTAGACCACGATACATATCTAATAAAGTCAAATCCTTGTAATGGGGTTTGTAATTCGGAATAACCCTGGTGGGTTACCCGTTCTTTATTAGGTCCTCTTCGTGTTCAACGTGTCACGCAGTGTATGCATGCTCCGAGAGTGGTACCATATGGCCCACAATAAGAGCTCGGATGATCCATTAGAAATAAAGATCATCGTAGCATTACTGCGTGATGTTCAAACATCATGCAGCGATGTGTATTCATCACGTTCATGTCGACTCGACACCGAAAAGGTGAAGAGTAGATTTGAACGAGAAGGACTGAGTTTTCTCACGAAAACTCTTCCACGTCTAGCCAAAGCCCTTGATAGGGCTTTAACGGGTGAAACTCAAATTGACGCTATTTCATTAAGGCTTGCGCCCCAACGAAATAGTCAGCTGCCCATGTTAATGGGTGAGCTTTTCAATTCATGTTTCACTACAGACGGGGTTGTCCTTTTGACACCCTGCATAAACAGCATCATTGGTCTAAGGAATGTATTGTATTGTTTTTACAAGTACAAACTTCCCTATAATAAGAATGAGGAAAATGAAGTCATCAGTCAATTTAAAAAGACTGAAAGCGACATTGCCACATACTCATCGGTGTTTACCAAGCTGGCTCAAGGGTACGAAAGTGCCCGAGAACTCCGACTTAATAAACCTGATGCTCGCGTTCCTAACCCCAAACTTTTCGAAACCATTATTGGTTCCGATATGGAAGGTTCACTTCCAGATGAAGGGGCGGAACAAGTACGTTGTCAGGGGCTGGGAGAGTTATACTCCCCCAGAACCTTTGACGACGTTGTCAGACGTGCTAGATGTGTTCTTTCGAACATCTTTAGCAAGTTCGACTGTCACGACATACTGCCAAGGCACGGCCCTGGAGCTGTCTCTACTAAAGAGAAGCTCTGGGATAAGTACCATTGGTCTTGTGTACCGGAGCGAATCACTAGACAGTACCCTTTGGACGCATATTTTTATGCTTCGTTGGGTGCAGTCTGTGATAAGTTAGGAGAGATTAAATCTCTTCCTGACCACGAACTTTCTGCGCGAGTAATTCTCGTGCCGAAAGACTCTAGAGGTCCTCGGTTAATTTCCTGTGAACCATTGGCTTTCCAATGGATACAACAAGGATTACACCGTGCGATTGTTGACTGGCTGGAGTCCCATCCTTTAACAAGATGGAACATCCACTTCACGGATCAACAACCCAACCGCTTAGGAGCCCTTTTGGGTTCTAAATACGGTAGATATTCGACACTGGACTTGAAAGAGGCCAGTGACCGAGTGTCGATGGGGTTAGTTCGTCTCTTGTTTCCAGAGCACCTGGTTAAGGTGTTGGAAGCTTCGAGAACTTTGACTACGGAGTTACCGGGCGGTGAGATTCTTGCCTTAGATAAGTTTGCTCCAATGGGGTCAGCTTTATGCTTCCCTATTCTTGCAACTACTATCTGGACTATTCTCTCAGCCGGTGCTCCCGATGCGGAGACCAGAGATGGTCTCTTGGTGTATGGAGATGATGTGATCGTACCCACGGCTTACGCCGAGAACGCGATCAAGCTACTCGAATCATTTGGTTTACTTGTAAACCGTGATAAGAGTTGTACCAAAGGCTCTTTTAGAGAGTCATGTGGCATGGATGCCTTTAAAGGCATAAATGTCACACCTGTCCGTATTAAGACAGTATGGGCGTCATCCCGTCGTCCGGACATCTATAGTGCATATATTGATTACAGTAACCAATATTATGCGAGATGTTACTTCAACACGTACAATGTTATTGTACAAGCATTACACTCCATTTATGGAGCAATACCTGACATGGACATGGGTTTACCATGCCCCAGTCTTGCTGAAGTACCGGAGGCCTACCGACCAAAACGGCGACGTGTTAACAAACACCTTCAAAGGTGTGAGGTACACGTTTGGACCGTTAGGTCACGTACTATAAAAAGAGAAATAGATGGTTGGAGTATGCTTCTCCGCAGCTTTGCGGAGGGCGGCTCTTCACCATCCCTCTTTAGTACGAATGATAGTCCTTGCAGATGCGGTGTAGAATGGGAGTATAATACTCCCTCCTTCTCCGTCCGCGAATACACCCGACGAGGTGAGACTGAACTAGTAAAAGTCTGGGCCGCAGGGCCTAAACCACTAGACTTAGTCAATACCTCGTGGCGATGATTAAATGATAATCTAACGTCTAACCAACGAAAGATTATTGGGCATGGG